GTCTTCCAACTTATACCCTTGTTTTTACAAGCCTTCCACATCACAAAGTGGTGTGCTAGGGTTGTAGAGTTCCAGGATGAATAAGCACCCATTGGATTACCTACAGAATAGTGAATTAATTCACCATCCTGTGTGGTAAACTGTTGGGTCATTATCTGAAGCCAAGAATTGGCCCGTAAGGGTCCAATTCTTTCTTCAAGTAAATCTTTATTTACTTGTATAGGAAATCTATCAGTAAAGGCCGTAAGGTCTATACTATAGTATACCTTAGAATTAGATAAAGAGCTTAAATATCCCGTCTGATCAAAAGTAAAGTCCTGAGGAATCTTCTTTAGAGCCTTAAACAAATATTTATGTAAAGGAATTAAAGAAGTTTGGGAGAAGTAATCAAAAATAGCTACTTCTCTTGTTTTCCCTTCTCTATCTGAAAAGTAGATTAACTTTCTAGTTAATCCCTTTTCTTTAATAGAGAAGTAATTCATTAGTATCTCAGAATACTTTAAAAGTAGTTTTATGTATGAGGTCAATTTCTGACCTCCTAGGTTCATAATACAACATAATGTATTTGAATCAATGGAAATCAGATCTTGAAAACTCATCCATAATGCAGGTCCGTTAGGACCTGCTTTACTACTTTTATGGTAATTCCGAAAGTCTAATGACTTACCAGGCTTTAGCTTCTTCGAGTAACCTAAATCTGACCAAAACTGTTCAAAGTCACTAGGCTTAAAAGGGTACTCCTTCATTGTTGAAGGGCCCTTTATTGTCTGGTAACTCGGTTCAGCTTTAGTTCTCCAGGCTCTTGAAATCGAGAGGATAGTTGTTAGTAGCTTAATATAAGGTACTAACTTATCCCCAGATGATTTCAGAAACTTGAAGTATTTAGGTAACTTGATGTCAGAATGAGAGAAATCTTCTTGAGAATATAGAGATAAAACTCTATACAGAGATGCACGATTTTCTTTACAGAAAATTATTGCTTCTTTGGGTCCACGTGTATTAAAAACCACAAAGACCTTATCAAGAAGGCTTTTCAAAGGTAAAGACAGTTTACAACTGGGTATAAAACCCCGGTTTGTAAGCCACTTAATAATGGCATTACAAAATAAATTATATTTGAAATATTTCTTATATTTTTTATTGCGTTTTACCATTATTTAATGGGTTACTAGGCCAGACATTTCTGACTGGTCTGAGGGTGTAAATCCTCAGAACTTTTCCCGTAAGG